AAAAAGAATGGAATATTAAAGTTGTCCCTACTATTATCATTCTAAAACAAGGAAAAGAAGTTGAAAGATATGAGCCTGGTATTAGTATGAGATTTGATGAAATAGAAGTATTTAATAAGATTAAGAAGGAGATAAAGTAATGCCAGGATTAAAAGGAAAACAAGCAAATATAGACGTTGCTAAACCTAAAGGCGTAATTAATGCTGCTGACTTTGCTGCACTAAGAGCTATGAAACAACGTAATGGTAAAGGAAAAATGAAAAATGCCAGCGCGAAAAAAAGGTAAAAGAAAAGCAAAATCTATAAGAAGAACTACTAAAGGCAAGAACGCTAATTATAGACCTACTAAAAAAGGTGCTGGAATGACTAAAAAGGGTGTAGCTGCTTACAGAAGAGCTAACCCTGGTAGTAAATTAAAAACTGCTGTTACTGGTAAAGTAAAAAAAGGTAGTAAAGCAGCTAAAAGAAGAAAGTCTTATTGCGCTAGGTCTTTAGGTCAACTAAAAAGAAGTTCTGCAAAAACTAGAAATAATCCAAATTCTAGAATTAGGCAGGCAAGAAGAAGATGGAAATGTTAAGGAGATACTATGAACTGTGAATATTGCGGATGTAACATATGCCTAAACTAAATATAGTTACAGGTATTATAGATAAAGTAGCTGGTCACGTAGACAAGTTTACTTTAGATAAACAAGAAAAAGCTGAATTGATAGCTGAGATAAACAAAGCACAAATGGAAGTCAATAAGGTAGAAGCAGGACATACTTCTATGTTTGTAGCGGGCTGGCGCCCGTTTACAGGCTGGATATGTGCTTCTGCTATGGCATATCATTATATACTACAACCTTTGCTTACATTTATTATGTATAGTTTTGGTAATGAAGTAGTATTACCAACATTTGATATGGGTACTTTGACTACTGTACTTTTAGGTATGCTCGGTCTTGGCGGAATGCGCAGCTTTGAAAAGGTGAAAAAAAGTGCCTAAAGTTTCAGTAGCATTAAATAGATTTGATGGCGGTCTGAACAACAGAGACTCTGCAAGAGATATAGGAGACCAATTTCTTGCAGAAGCTACTAATGTAGATGTAAGCTCTGTTGGTAGGATACGTGCACTTGGAGAGTTTACAAACTTGTCTAGTTCTATGACAAGCGATGTAACTAATCATCAACCAGCTTATGGGTTGTTTAAAATGAATGTAGATAGTAGACCAGAAGCTAGTGGTACAACAACTACTGGAGAACATCTAGTATATACAAATGGTAATGGAGAGGTTTATATAGAACAGTCTGGTGCTTTAGCAACTTTTAATAGCGCTGATTTATTACCTGCTCCAACTGGCGGAGATTCAACAGTGCGTCCTGTATATTATTATGCAGATGGCGGATTAAGAATTTCTGATGCTAGATTAACAAACACTTCTAAAACTATAGCATTACAAAGAATGGTTAGAACAGCTGCTCCTTACGCATCATTAACACAAAGAATGGAATTAGTAAACGGTGGTTTTGCTGGACCTTTAGATGCAGACTTTGATGACAGCTCTAGTGCTAACTGTGTAGCTGCAGCTAGTGGAGCAGAGGCTGGACAAGACCCAACTAGTGATTTTATCGTACAAACATTAGCAAGCGGCACAGATGGATTGTGGCCTGCTAGTACTTACGCAATAGGAGCTACTTATGTATATTATGGTGGACAAGAATCTTTAATATCTACAGGTTTAGATAATATTTCTGGAGGAACTATTACCTTAACAGATGGACAATTTCCAAATATAAGTGTTTCTATAAATGATGGACAAGTAAAACTACCTGAGATACAAGGTATGAGAATATACTTAAGAGATATTAATAATCCTGATGATGAATTTACTATGTTATTAGATATAGATTTTGAGCAAGGTTCAAGAATATCTTTAGCTGATGAATTTGATGCATTATCAGATGGAGCTACAGATAGTTATTTTGTTACTAACGATACAAAAAATAGAGCAGCTGGAGTTAGAGCTTATGCAATTAAACAACCTGGACTAGATACTTATGCTACTATAAATGGTTATTTATCAGACGAAAAAGAAATATCATTTAATGGTAATACAGCTTATGGATATAAGACTGCAGTTGTTGCAAACCAGAGAGCGTTTGTAGCTAATGTAGATTACAAGGACTCAAAAGGTGAAACAAAAGTTATGGGAGATAGAATACAATATACTCCTGTAAGAAAGTATGACTTGTTTCCACAAAGTTTTTATTTAGATATTGGAACTAATGATGGTGATGAGATTATAAAACTAGCAGAGTTTCAAGATAAATTATTTGTATATAAGAAAGAAAAATTATTTGTTATAAACATATCATCTGGTTCTGATGCTGGTTGGTATGTAGAGGCAGAATTAGAAAACAGAGGCGTTCAAAGCCCTGCTGCTGTAGCAAAAACAGATGCAGGTTTAGTATGGGTAAATGAACACGGTATGTTTTCTTATGGAAATGCAATAGCAAAACTATCTACTACTATAGATGATGATGCATGGCAAGCTGTAATAGCACCAACTACTTGTGTTGTAGGTTTTGTACCAAAAAAGAATCAAATTATAGTTGTAGGCGACGCAAGTGCTACTGACTCTAGTGGATATTTGTATGATATACAAACTCAATCTATGGTAAATATTAATACTACTCATGTTTTAGAAGGCGACGCAATAAGTAACTTTGTAACATTTGGAGAAGAGTTAGTATGTTTGCCAGACGGAGGAACAGTAAAAAGATATAACCCTGACCCTGCTGCACAGACAATAGATATAAAAACAAAAGAAATAGATTTTGATTTGCCTTCTGTAGACAAAAGATTTTATTCTGTATACGTTACATACGAAGACGGTAATGCAGCGGTGTTATCAGCTGGAAGAGATGGAGCTAGTCCTTCTGATATATTTTTAGATGACACAAATGCTAATACTCTAAATGCTACAAGTATGGGTACACAAGAATTTACAATAGCTTCTGCAAACAGAGGTGGTAAGTCAATACAACTACAAGTTTCTGGAGCAGTAAGTTCTACATTTGAGTTACAAGATTTATCTTTAATACTAAGAGCAAAAGGACAAAGATAATGGCTAAAAGAGTATCATGGATGTGGAAGGGTAAACGTTATTCTGGAACTTTGATTCGTGAAACAAAAACACACAAGTATGCAAGAACAAAAAATGGTAAAGTAAAAACAATTTTAAAAAAGAAGAGAAAAAAATAATGGCATTACTAAAAGGTAGAAGAGTAGCTGGTACTAACAAGCAAGTAAAACGTGGAGCTGTTGGTAAAAGCGAAATGAAGAACGGAGAAGAAGTTATACAGTACCATAATGGTAGATTAAAAGTCATTAGAAAAGAATTTGGTAAGTTGTTTGAACTAGAGTTTGTACAACAAAAAGGACCAGCAGAACAAAAAGAATTAAAAACATTTGCTAAAAACTCTGATGTAAAAAAACCAGCTAGAGATGCTATAAAGGTATTTAAAGATGGTGTTAGAGTAGCTACTGGTAAAACTTTCTACGGTTCTGTACCTCCTGCTGGAGATTCAAGCGTAGTAGCAGGGGAATTTGAAGTTGGTCCAGACGGAGAAACACTAATATTAAAATGATTTATCTTGACATAGACAACAAAAATTTACTATTTTATAGCGGTGAAGTACATCTTAGCTATACCCATAGTATTTTTACTTACATTAACTGGAGAAACAATGAGTGTAAATAACAAACAAATAAAATCTTTAATTAAAGATGTTTGTACTCAGATGGGAGATAAGTATGCAAAAGAAGAAGCGTTGGACATCGTCTATGCTACAGGGCTTGTGGAGAGCAAGTACGAATATATCGAACAAATTGGAGAGGGTCCTGCTAGAAGCTTTTGGCAAGTGGAGCCCAGCACAGCCGTGGACAATTGTAAAAATTTTATATCATCTCGTCCTGAATTGCTTCAGACATCTTCTGATATTCTCGGCATTGACCCTTATTATTTTATTGACGCTGAGCTTGATGATTGGGACTGGATTCTTCGTACTAACATTGCTGCTGGTATTTTACATTGTAGAATTAAGTACTGGCGCGTACCAGAGCCTATCGAAAACAACAAAGAAGGATTAGCAAAGTATTGGAAGGAGCACTACAACACTGAAGAAGGTGCTGGTAGTGTAGAACATTTTTTAGAATTAACGGAGGGTAAGTTATAATGGCGAGTTTCGCAGAACTAATTGGACGTCTAGAAGGAGAACAGAGACTGCAAAAGAATTTAAACTTTGCAAGTTTAGGTATGGATGTCGAAGAAGAAAGACAAGAGTTAGAAGAAGGTAGGTCAGATTATTTTGACCAAGTAGAACAAGCAGAACTAGAGATGGCTAGAAGAGCTAGAAAAAGAGCTAAAAGAGGACTCTTTGGAACATTATTAGGCGGAATTGCATCATTTGCACTAGGACCTGTAGGTGGAGCTATAGTTGGTGGTTTAGCATCTAAGGCAGGAAGAGATAGTGTGAAACCTTACCGTGCAAATATAACTATGAATATAGATACAAGTGACAACAAATTTAATCAAGGTGCTATTAGAGACTTTACTAAAGATATAGCATCATCTAATGCTTTTATTAGAGAAGCACAAAAAGGACAAAGCTTGCTTAATTTAACAAGCGCATTTCAAGATGCTTACAATGTATATTCTTTTCAAGATACTTTAGGCGACGATATAAGACAATTTGCAGATAGTACAAGAAATAGAATAATAAGAAGACAGTTAGGTAGAGCTAAAGCTGATAGGGATAGTATATTAGGAGGAGAAGTATAATGGCTATATATGATGATATATTAAAAAATATGCAATCATCTTTTATGATGAACAGCCCTATAAGAACAGGACAAACAGATGGTTTTATGGGTAATGACCCTGATGTAATTAAACCTGGAGGCTCTGGACCTATGGGCGGTGGTGATAATACAAACCCAGGCGGTAATACTAATACTAATCCTAGTAGTCCAAACACTAATAATACTGGTGGTACAGGAAATAGATTTGGTTCTACGTTTCGTAGTATAAGTGACATTTTAGCTGGTCAAGGTATGTCAGGATATAATTTAGCAGACCCTGCATCTCAATATGGCTACGGTTCTGACTTCTCAGAGTACTTCGGCACATTTGATGAAGCAGGATATAACCAAGCTATGCAAGCTTTACAAGATAGGGAGTCAAGACTTTTTAGTGAGATAGGACAAAGATTTGAACAAGAAACAGGTAGTTTACAGAGTAACTTACAAGACTCTCTTTTGTCAATGATGGGAGAAGAAAGTACTACTGGTTTAGTAGGTGGTAGACAAGCTGAAAGCTTCTTT